TATTGACCAAGAAGACCCAAAAGAAAATCCCGGTCAGCATAAACGGGTTTGTTGTTCAGCGATTATCAACCCCGCCATCCAGTTTTGGTGTGAGGAAAGAAAACTCAAAGGTTTCAGGAGGTAAGAAAATGGGCTACAGAAGTGAAGTGGTTTTTGCTATTGGTCCACCATTAGTTGATAAGTTTCTGGCAGTTATGGCAGCAAGCGAGAAAGTCCGCGATTTGGTTAAGTATAATGAAACTTACAAAGAGGGCATCCGGTTTGGCTTTTACAATGAAGGCGACATTGTTGTTAATCTTAATAGCATCAAATGGTATGAAGACTTTGAAGAAGTCAGAAAGATTACAAAGTTTTTTGAAGATGCCGTAAATGATAATGAAGGTGGCGAAGATTTTGTTAGGTTTATTAGGATTGGAGAAGACCCAGAAGATCGCGAGGTTATGGGTTATTATGAAGAAGACCAACTCTACATTCCAAGTCCCGGTATTTGCTGGTGAAGGCGGGATGAAATGAAAGTTGGCGACCTTGTAAAAGTAAAATCAACTGGCGAAATTGGGGTTATTGTTGAATTTTGTATGAGAGTTCACATTCCATCTTCAGTTGTTATGCACCTTGGAAGCGGGGAAAGTTGGTATGCCGATTTAGATGAACTGGAGTTAGTTAAATGACTTGGGAAGTTGGGGACTTGGTTTATTACGAGGTTAGTGCCGAAGTCGAAGAAAGAAAAGGCTTTATTGTTGGTCAGTTAAACGAAGAGCAAATAACCCAAGCGGTCGGTTTAGACTATAAACAAATCTACATGGAACAAGGTACTTATCTCGTTGAAGAATTTAAGTCTGGATTAAGAGGTGTGGCAAGAGGCGACATTTTGAAGGAGTTAAAGTGAAAGTAGGTGATAACATTGTCTCTAAGGCACCAGTTATTAACTTGGGCAAAGTTATTGGAATCGTTACAGGTTTTGACCAAGACAAAGACCCAAAGTTTACAGTGGTTTATAGCACCACAGGTAAAGGATTCGGTTCAACTCTTTACGATTACAAATCACGCTACCGAGTTATTAAAGATGAACAAGTACCAGAGGTTATCCACCAGTGGAGTACCACCCCAGTAGTAGGGTAGTAGGGGGTCTTGATGGAAGTAGGTGATTTGGTTAGGTATGTTGGGGCGTCTCGAACTGATTTGTGGAAAGATGATGTTTGTTGTATTGAAAAGGTTTCCCACGACGGCACCTTGGGCATTTTCCGAGTCAGGATTTTGACTACTGGAAAAATAAGAATGGTGTTCGAGGGAGATTTAGATGTTTATGAGCCCACAAATCAAGCCGAAAGTCGGTGACTTGGTTGTGTTAGAAGACAACTTTGCTGGGGGGAAGGGTTATGCCTATTGTGTCGAAAGTGTGGAAAGTTGGTTTTGTCTTCAGTTTTTCGACTATGAAGACAAATTATTTTATTATTGGTATAATCAAGAATACGATTTTGTCTTCTCAATAATTTCAGAGAGTTAGGAAAACTCAATGATTTCAAGAAGCTACAAAAACTGAATGATTACAGGTGCTTTAAAAGCCTAATCAAATCAGTCGGTTGCGCCCCGGACAAAAGCTGAACGATTCCGGGGACTTAAAAGCCTAATCAAATCAGTAGGTTACACCGATTACAAAAGCCGAACGATTCCGGGGACTTACAACTTAACAGTTGTCTAGTTGCCGGGTAAATGATTTCGCCCGGTTACAGATACAAGGTAGGACGAACTGAATAAGTGTCAACAGCGCGGCAAGTAATTGAAATCATTGCACTTTCGCCTTATGCAAATAGCGTGCCAACTTGGGCGATCTTCACAAATCTTCACAGATTTTTTTTCTTTAATGATTTCAATAGGTTACAAGGTAGACACTTTTGGTATTTACTTGACAACTATCAACCAGCCAGGAGCTTAAAAAAAGTGTAATAATTACAAGCACATAAAACTAAGAACACATTGCGCAGTATGCGACACCTCTGTCATAGCAGAACTTGCTAAAATCATTCACCATTTTGACCTTGGCGCTGAAACTGTGCAAACCTTGCCACCTTCGCTGCTGCCCCAAAATGCCGCCTCTTGTAACTACCTAACTTTATTCAACAAAATTTAATCAATAAAATCAGCAAGTTCCATCTTCACAATTCTTTACAAAGTTTTTTTTCTGAATAATCTCATAGACTTACAACTTTCTTTCCGGCTCTGGCCTCAGGCTGGCACGGGTCCTGCACTATTAGGGGGTGCCTCGCGACGGTGTGCCCGTCCTTGGCCCTGGCCAGCGACCTGAGCGCCAAGTGCCCGGTTTCTTTGACATTTTAGTCCCCTTGTCTTTTCACGGGGTTGCGGTGGAGCGCAACTACCCGATTTTACAACAAGACAAGATGAGTTCCCGCGTAAGGGTTTGGAATCATTGTGATAAGGTCGATTCCAAAGGTGTAGCGCGACGGACTTGGGAAAAAAGCCTTGTGATTACAACTGGTTACAGATGGTCTGCCTAGCTCCGGCTGGGTTAGGGTTCGATTCCCTGATAACCAGCCAACATCGTTGAAGAAAGTTCCTTCATCGTTTCACTGGACAAAAAGTCCAATAATTTTGAGAGGTTATGATGGGTAAGGTTTCAGTCAAGGTTTTTCCGTCGTCTGTCGAGTTTTCTGAGGGAAAGCACAAGGTTACGCTCTCCAAGAAGCATCTGCCGCTGGTTTCCGGTGTGATTTCGGCTACTTCCGAGCGTGGGCTCGCGCCGATGGGCATCGCACGCAAAAAGGCTTTCACTTCCCTTGCGATTCCGCTTGGTTACAAGGGGCGCAACAAGCTGCTTGATTGTGCCAAGGATTCCGCCGACTTGGCGGCTGGCAAGGGTCTGGTCGTGAAAAGCGGAATGATTTACAAGGTTTGCGAGGACAAGCAGGCGATTGCAGAGCGCATCGTTCATTTCGTCAATGATTCTGACGATTTCGACAAGGCGTCCGATAAGGTCGCGAAATCAGGAGGTAAGCGAGTGGCCAAGAAGTCCAGTAAAATCAAGAAGTTCCGAGTGTCGGATGATGGCAAGCTGATCCGTCTAACCCGTGGAAAGCCTTCGCCTTTTTGGATGATCGTGGAAGCTCCCGAAACTGCTGAGGGTTCGACGCTGGAAAAGGCGAAGGATTCCGAGGGGTTCAAGGTTGTCCGCGAGCCTGCTGAAAAGACTGAGAAGGTCAAGGCTCCTCGCAAGTCCGCGAAATCCAAGGGGGTTTCGGCTGACGAGGTAGCCGCGATTGTTGCCACGCAAGTGGCCGAAATCGTTAAGGCTTTGCCTGCTGGTGAGACTTCCAACGATCAGTCGGAAGTCCTTGAAATGCTTACGAAAATGCAGAATGAGATTATCCGCACTCGGCAGCTTTGCAACCTGCTGAAAGATAAGGTGGATTTTCAGTCCAACGAAATCGTCAAGCTTTCCAGCAAGTTGGACAAGCTGACCGCTGCCAAGCCGGCTAAGCCTGCGGAATCGAAGGCAAAGTCGTCGGACAGCCGAAAGGCTAAGGAAGACGCTAAGTTGGCTGCTATGGCCGACCTTAGCGGAATCAGTGAGGAAATGGCGAACATCGTCACGCAGCTCTAATTAGTTCAATCTTTTCAAGTAGTTAGCATGGTTGCCATTTGGGCGGGTTCGATTCCCGCCTAACTACCTAAAAACAATCAGAAAGCGAGGTCAGAAATGAATTACCGAGTGATTCTATGGCGTTCCGGCAAGCGTCCGCTGCGCCTCACTACGCTTCCGAGTCGCGTGCAAGCCTATGATTTCCGTAAGGAATTCGCTGCACGCCACAGTGGCGTAAAGCTGAAGGAAATCAAGGTGTTGCGTCTGGGGCGCAACCCTGCGATAACGGGGGGTTAGGCAGCGCCCTAACCATTTAATAAATTGATAAACAGATTCTTCAATAGAATCGGGGAGTTCGGACCAATAGTGACCCGAAACAAAGATCCTCCGATAACGGGGGGTTAGATGTTAAATTGATAATCAGATTCTTCAATAGAATCGGGGAGTTCGGAATAATGACCCGAAACAAGGATCCGCCGAGGATCATTGCAACCCATTAAAATCACTACTCTTTTCAAGGAATAAGCATGAACTACCGAAAAACCCTTACATACCGCGAGGTTGCCCAGCAGGCACAAAAGCTCAGTGAAATGGCTTACTTGGAAGCCTGCCAGCCAAAAGAACTGCGAAATCAGATGCTTGTGGACTACTGCTTTAAAGAGGCGAAACGATTGACGAATCGTCTGAAGAACGCTGGTTACTGGAAAAACTCAGTGATTTCGCTGGGTTAGCCGACAAGCAATCAGACAAAAAACACAACAAAAACAAGAGGTTTCGATGGGTATGCGGATTTATCATTCACGGGTTATTGATAACAGGATTTCTGCAATGATTCTGGAGGGTTTGGAGGGCAAGGCGTTCAATCGCAAGCTAACCAAGCGAGATCGCGTAGTTAGCGACGGCAACGGCAAAGTTAGCGTTTTCCTTTGGAATACCGAGATTTGTCAGATTGACGCGCAAGCCAATAAAATCACTGTGAAAAGCGGCGGCTTCGAAACGGTAACGACGAAAAGCCGAATCAATGCGCTGCTTTACGGATGGGCAAAGGGCAACCCCGCGATTTTCCAACGGAATTGGGTGTGGTATTTGGAAACTGAGTGCCCTCTAACGAAAGACGAGAAAACAACAGAGTTTCAAGGGGTTGCACGATTCCCGCTTAAGTATTGGCGATAACTCAATCATTTCAGGAGGTTAGCGCAATGACAAAGCGCCAGATGAGCACAATGGCTCAGGCCCATAAGATCACCAATGATCTCAAGTACATGCGAGATTGCGATTCCCGGCTTCTAAACCCTGGAATTCGCAAGTCTTTTCAGCGACGTAGCAACAAAGCCATTCGACGGTTTAACCGTGCGATCTGCAAGGACTTTCAGTCAAACTGGTAAGTCCTCGATTTTACTCAAACAATAGGTAAGCAAAACATGAAGAAGATTCACCAGTTCCCAGGGTTGGAGATTTTCGTAGTGATTCCGGCATGTTGCACACTTGCCGGTTTTGTTGTTTCGGTGTTCGGTTAAAAGTCAATCATTTCAGGAGGTTAAGTCATGCTCGATTTTCATAAGGTTTATCTTGTGGTTAGGCGCACGGGGCGGAAGCTCCCTGGCAAAGACTTGGAAATCATTGATGTTTTCAGCTTGCGTTCGGATGCCGAACGATGCCTGAAAAACCTTGTTATTCTGCAAGGTTCCGATTCGGTCTGGATTATGGAAAAGATTCTCAAATAACTCAATCATTTCAGGAGGTTAAGTCATGGAACATAAGGGTATGAAATACTTGGACGCTCATAAGCGTTGGATTTCACAGGCAAAGGAGCTTATCCCGCAAGTGCCTGATTTTCAACCGGATTTCGTCAAGTCGCTAGATGAGCGAATTGAATCGGGAATCCCACTGACGCCTAAGCAGTTCAAATCATTGAAGAAAGTGGTCTGGTTTCTGAAGAAGCAGACTGAGGACAAGTAATGGAAATCATTAGCGTTTTCGCGATTCCGGTTCTGTTCGGTGTCGCCTGTTATGTCCTTGAATTCATTTGGGAAGTCTTGGATCCGCTGGATGACTAATTAACTCGGAGGGTTAGGGTTCGATGGCAAAGAAACGTAAGAAAAACAAGAGGTTACACAAGCACAGAAACCCCTACGCTCTAAGCCTTTGTTTCCACAAGGGAAAAGGGCATCACGGCGATAAACGTAAGAAAAACAGCAAGCTAGCTTGCCGCAAGAAAGTTCAACAAGATTAAGAGGTTACAGTGAACATCAGCGATAACGAGAAAATTTCAATGATTGCGCTCGCTTACAGCGATTGGCAGCAGACGCAGGGATTCGAAGAAAATGAGTTATTTCAGGCACTTATCACGCTAATCGACTCAGGCGAAATCGTTGCGCTTTATGACGATAACGATGGAAGCGTGAAATATCAAGCAGTTAGCAGTCTGCCTGGATAGCCAAACTTTGCTAATAATCTTGGGAGGTTATAGCACAGCAGACCGGGCTGGACAACCCGGTGTCAATACCACTGTCCGAATCTGTGAAATGGTAATAGTTTCGAAAGGTTGGCTGCCTTGGAAACTGAGAGGTTCAATTCCTTTCCACAGTTCCACAAACAATTCAATAAATTCAATGAGTTGCTGACACCGCAATAGGTCAGCACTTGTTAGGGAGAAAAAGAATCTATGAAAGTTGTTGTTTTTCAAGAGTTTAACGATAGGACAATGTGGGTGACAAAGTTTGACGTTTTCGCAATTCGCAAGCTGTTGAACAAAATCATCAATGAAAACGACCTGTTGGGCTTGGGCGATCCAGACGAGACGTTCGCCGTGCAGCAGCCGGATCGTGACGAACCCTCCGATTTTATGGAGCTTTCTGACAGCGAATTGCTCGCTTACGTCAAAGCCGGTCGCTGCTTTACCGCAGCACGCAAGCCCGTGAAATCGTTCAGGGATCTTGAGTATGATCGCTTCGATTTGCTGCCCACTATCAAGGGCATCGAATAGGATAGAATCGCTAACAATAACGGGAGGTTAGACTTTGGCGAGGTCAAAAAAGAAAACTCCAATCATTTCAATCACTACCGCCCCATCGGACAAAAGCGATAAAGCTAATGCTAACAGGCGGTTACGCAGGAACGTTAGGCAGCAGCTTAAAGAGCTTGAAGACGATGAAATCATTGACGAATTGCTCTTGCCGCAACTGCGCGAAGTTTCAAACGTTTGGGACTTTGCGAAGGACGGCAAAAAGTTCTTGAAGAACAAGGACTTGGATAGCCACGACAAGCACTTGCGGAAATAACAATAATAACAAGAGGTTAATAGATGACAGATAATCAATGGGAATCACGCGAGATTTCGCTATGGGTCAACAATGATGAATCATTGTACCTACTTGCGAGACGTAGTGAGTCGTCTTATGATTTCTTCGAAGGCCTCAAAAAGATTGGGGTTTTCCAGCTTGGCAACATCAAGCTAACTCTGCATAACGTAAAGGAAAGTTGGGAGGACGCAAATGACTAAGAATTTCAAAGAGATGGCAGACGAGGCACGCAGGGCGGAACTGCAGGAAATCCTTCTGGAAATGGACCTCCCGAACATGCGGCGATTGCTGAACAAATTCAGCAACTTGAGCTGGCTCAAGCGTAACCTCATGGTTAACAACAGCAATCACCCGCGAGCCGAGGAAGCCCTTGTTATCATTAGGATTATGATGCGCGAGTGGCCCCGAGGATAGCTCGCATTAACCCTTAGATTACAAGAGGTTAGCCCACAGCAATAAGCCAGTTATTTCGGAGACTTAAAATAGAAATCATTAAACGTACCGGATTCATTACCATTTCAGAAGACGGAGTGGCGCGAGAAATAATCCTGCGATTACAAGGGGTTAAGCTAAACAAGGTGGAATCAATCCAGATTCCGCTAAGATACAAGCCTACCCATTATGTTAATCATTATAAGGACTTACATAGAATAACCAAAAGTTAAATGAACACAGGCACTTACCCACCAGCCCAGTAGGTCTGCTCTAACCCAGCGGATCTGCTGGGCTTTTTTTTGTACTTTTGAAAGCACTACGGTACCTAACTACCACCCCCCAAGCCCTCCTAACTAGCCGAGATCACTAAGGAAAAATAGTAACACCCAATACAAGCCCTAGATTCCCTTATAAGTTCAATAGGTTAGGAGGCTCATGAGGACTCTAAGAGAAAGGGCAACAAACCCGCTAAGGCTAGAAACCTTAGTGATTATAAGCTGTTACCGGTGTTGCACTTAGTCCCCCATCATAACCTAATAATTTCAACCTGTTAACCCCCTTTTTAAGCCTTCTAACGGCGTTCCCTTAGTCCCCTAACCAAACCAGCTAAACCCCTCAGTTCCCTAACCAACCCTAACCCCCCGATATCCCTAAGAAAGTTTTATCTCCGCCTAGAGCAACTGTAAAGCAGTGTCACGTTTAGCCTTTTTAACCTAATGATCTTCAGGTGTTACCCCCCTTTCTAAGCTCTCTAACGGCCATGGCTAACCTATTGACAATAAAAGCTTTATCTCCGCCTAGAGAAAGTTGAATAAAAACGCCATTCTACGCGTTTAAACAAGCATTTGAAATCACAGGCTTTTATTGTTACAAGCCCAAAAGCTTAATGATTACAGGGACTCCCCCCTCCCCCTGTCACCCGTTACTACCGAAAAGTAAGTCTAAGTAAGCGGAATCATTGGGAAAAGCGGGGCAGGGGCACGCACGATACGGCTATAATTTTTACAGAGTTGGCGTTCGTTGTCTAAGTGATTCCCTAGACTTAGGATACTAGTGGTGATCCCCTACTACCCCTAAACAGGCTGTTATCCCCTAATACCCTAGACTTAGGCCAATGGTTGTGTTCCCCTACTACCCCTTACTACCCCTAAGACGGCTTTATTGTTTAAAAAGTGGGTAGGCTAAAAAATTGGCCCGTAATTTTTTGAGATTTTAACCCCTATTTACTACATGCAGAAACTACTAAACGAATGGCGAGCTTATCTTAAAGAAAGTTCTATTTCAAATAAACCCGCGTACCTTCTTTTTCACTTTCCAAGTAAAAAACTACACTGGGTAGAAACAGACATTTCCAGTGCCTCAAAAACACCAGAAGATAATACTCTTCCAAAGGGAAAGATTGTCAAATCATGGACTGCAACATCAGGTAGATCAAAACTGCCTGCTCTTGATCCAAAGCCTGAAAATGTTGATGATTATATTCCTTATGGAATTGCTGCTGCATTAAAAAATATGCCTTATAAAGGCCCTTTACCCCCTGGTTTATATTTCACTCACGATCCTCAAGATATGCCATGGTATTGGAAAAATAAATTTGGTAACATGATTAATCGAGGTATCACTAAAGTGTCTAAGTATGTAGATGCAGCTAAAAGATTTACCAATTGGCGCGGTGGTAAATCTTCTTGGGGGCAATGGCGAGTTTGGTTAGAGCCAAATAACGCAGATGTTGGTAAAAGAAGCGGATTTACTATCCATGGTGGTAAAGTATGGGGAAGTAGTGGTTGTATTGATTTAACCAATCAGATCTTAGACTTTAAATCAGATTATATGGCTTATACCAAAAAGTATGGATCACATATGAATCTTTATTCCGTATATGCCCCATTGCCAGAAGATTTTGGTGAAGCAGCTAGGATTCAAATTTAATCACTAAAAATTTTAATCAAAGCACCTTCTGGACAGGGGTCTTTATATTGGCATTCAATGATCTCTCCGTTTGGTTGTTTGTTATCCATTATACCAAATACAACGATGTCATAAATTATAAATAACCCAACCAAAAGAAGAATAAATTTTAGAACGTATTTCATAAGGCCATTATAACAACTTTTATGTCCAAAGTCAACTAAGTTTATCAATTGCTAATTGCCCCGTACCTGGAGGTAATCATTAATGAATGAATATGAAATAAAACTCGCAAATATTATGTCTGCCATAGAATACGAATTTTCCAGGCTTAAACACCTATTTACAGCATGATGGATTACGCCCTATTACGCAAGAACCTAGAATTAGAGATAAAAAAGGAATTCCCCGACTTTGAATTAGTTGATAAACGCAAATCGCTGCTTATGAAAGCCCTATCTAAGGTCTTATTTTTTAACAAGGCTTTTATGAGCCGCTACATTACTGTTATAGGGAACAAGGTCTATGTCCCCTCCCTACCCTATAAGGAGGATGACCCATTAAGCGCTTGCGTAATCTTAGCTCATGAATGGGTTCACATGAAAGATGCTAAAAGGTGGGGTTTACTATACAAGTTTGGCTACTTGTTTCCGCAAATTTTCGCGATTCTCGCTCCGCTCGGTTTGGTCTGGCCCCCAGCTTGGCTATGTGCGCTATTCCTATTGCCTTTGCCGGCCCCAGGGCGGGCTGAGTTGGAGTTTAGGGCTTATGCCGTAAGCATGGCCGTTAGATGGTGGACAGAGACACAGGAGCCAAACTGGGGCTTCTATAAGCGTCAATTTAGTTCCTCAGCTTACTACTGGATGTATCCTTATGACAATTTGGTTGAAATGACCTTAAAGGAGGAGTTCGAAAGAATCAAGCGAATGGACCTTCGCCCTCATGAAAGACAGGTTTTAGATATTTTGATTAGGGAGTAATTAACCTTTTGTATTTTTGCAATTTTCTTTTTGCTCGTATTGTGCTCTGAGCTTTTCCTCAAGGTATTTCTGCTTCATTGCCTCAAGACCCTCATCGAGCTTTTCCATAATTTCTTTATGGTCTTCGCGATTTCGCTGTAACATTTCGTAGTTTTTCTTTAGAGTCTCAACTACATTCTTATTTAGGTCATCGTAGCGACCCTGAAAGTTCTTTCTCATCGTGTGGTTTGACAATAGTAGAGAAAGAGTCCACATACCAAGTATGCCGTATTCAACTAATCCATTTAATGCTTCCACCCATTCACCCTCCGTGGTTTATAGGATAAATAGTTTTTTATTTCCAGAAAATTTGAATACCAACAAGCACAAAAGCAAGAAGAGAACTTACAATATTCTTAGGTGTAAAAGCAGATTCGCCTAAGAATACCCAAGTTAGAATAGGAAAACTTACATAAGAAAGTCCAAATCCAAGCAATCTTGATCCCCAAGCAGATTCTAATCCAGCATAAGACCATTTAGAACCCCACCAAAATGACAGTGAAACTGGAAAGGCAAAAATTAGCGAAGTCACTAGCGGCTTATCTTTCCACCAGTCCCAAACAAATTGAGAGTTGTTTAGGAACCAAGCGAAGACTTGACCTAGTAAGAGCATAAGAGAGCCGAGTAAAATTAGGGTTGTTTTAGACATGGATTAAACTTTTTTTATTAGCTATTTATTTTACCACATTTGCGGAGTTAATGTCAATGAAATTTAAGAAAGAAGCGCTTAGAAAAATAATTCAAGAAGAATTACAAGCAGTTTTAAACGAGCAGTTAACACCAGACGAACTTGAGTCAATTGGCATGACTGCTGATGAATTTAACAGCCTCCCAGATAACGAAAAAGCAGCTTACACCAAGATGGCAAAAGGTGAAACTGAAACTATCACTGACAAGCCAACTATGATTAAAGGTAAACGTAGAGATCCTCTTTTAATGAAAGTTCAACAAGAGTTAAACCGACTAGGCGCTATGGGCAACGACCTTAAACCTCTAAAGGTCGATGGACTCCCCGGTCCTAAGACAGCAACAGCCTTAGCAGCCGTTTTGCCCGGTTTTCAGTGTATTGGTAGAAAATCTAAAGCCTCTGGCTGTGAGCATTCTGCTAAATTTTTAAGACAGCCCGATCTTCTTAGGGCGTCTTTAGCTGCTCTTTCAAAGAAGTCTCCATTTTCTAATGATCAAATGGTAAACATGCTAGCCCAAACATTGGAAAATAAAAAAGATGTGGTTGATGTAACAGCAACTCAAATTGCACAGCAGATAAGTTCCCAGGCAGAGCCACCGCTGCCAACAGCCACACCTCCTGGTAAAGAAGATGATGGTGTAAAACCAATTGAGGTACCACAAGCAACAACTTTAAAAAGAGACCCCGAACTTGATCTAAAAAATCCTAAAAAGAAAGAAAAGCGAGTGAATGTTAAGCTTACTAATGAGTCTATAAAGAATAAATTTCAAAGATTTTTATAAAATTGCTCTACTGCTTTAAATTTATAATTCAATCTTTTAAACTTTCTAGCCTTTTTTGTTGAATAATTTAAGTAACTTGTTTTTAAGTAACTGACTATCATGTTAAAATCATTTTCGAAATTAGTTTGAGCATAAGGAACTATAAAACCTCGCTTTTGATAAGCTGGGTTTTCTTCCATCCAGTTAGATTGGTGGGATCTTCCTACGCCTCTGTAGTCGCCATCATTAAATTTAATAAATTTTCGAAAAAGGGCTCGTTTTTGATTAATATTTCTGTTATTATTTAAGACAATACTAGAGAATTCATGGTGTAAAATATATTCGATGTCTGTACGCCCAGCAGTTTTAAGATAAATAATTTTTTTATCTGTGTCGTATGTACCGGACACCCAATCCATGCCATCTAAAGTTATTACACTACACACTCTAATTTGAGTAAGATACTTATCCAGTGTTCCTTTTTTATAAGATTTAGCAAAAAGTCCGATACTAGGTATCGCTTTATTTAAATATTTTTGTTTTGCTTTATCGCATTTAACATAATTTGTTACTGAGCCGTTATTTATAACGGAAAATGCATATGCATTACTCGATAAACAAGAGATGAAAAATAAAATAGCTATCTTCTTCATAGTCTCCTCCAAAGCTGTTGACAGTATAACAAGGATAGCTTTCTAAGTCAAGCTTTTCTCTCTCAAACTACTTAGTATATGCTCTATACATGGAAAAAATGGCAAATTTTAGAAGCATCTAGCTTAAAATTTCGTGGTAGGAACATGAATTTTATTCCATTTACAACCCCAGTAGAGCAAGCTAAGGGCTTGATGTACCGTGAAGAGCCACTAGGACCCAACACAGCCGGTCTTTTTATCTACAACAAACCTGAGATGCGATCATTTTGGATGAAAAACACTTATATTCCACTTGATATTGTGTTTTTAGATGAAAATGGCGAGATTATAGGCATCCATTTGAATGCTAAGCCTCATTCTGAGGATTCGATTGAGTCTCCTGGCCCTGCTCAGTATGTAATTGAGCTTGACGCAGGCGAAGCTTCCGCTCTCGCTCTTCGCGTAGGGGATCAATTCTTTCTATAAGGTCCCAACAGGTGGGGCAAATTAGGTGTTTTCGCTCCTCTCTAGCAACAACCTTCCAAGTCATAGCCATCTCTCTGCTCTTTTTATCAAAAGGCTTTTCACAATTAGAGCATTGATCAGGTAAAAAGATGTTTTTCATCTTTGAAGCTAGCTCTTTTTCAGAGATCTTTCTTTCTTCTAAGTATTTCTTTCTTTTAATTTTTCTTTTTAAGTTATTACTCATAGTTTAATGGTAGCATGAATCAAAAATTAATTTAACTAGTTATTGTTGGAGGAGCAAAATGAAAAAATTATTGCCATTTTTACTAATCTTGTTGATATCAGGACCAATTTTTGCTAAATCAAAGAAGACTAGTTCAAAATTTTACGATTTTAGTGACCAGTTGATCGACGGAAACATAAAAAAGCCATCTACAATCTGGATGGAGTCTAGAACTAGAGCAAAATTTGAAAAATTATTAAAGCTAAAGAAGTCTTTTTATAGAGAATTACTTTTAACAGCTAAAGAAAGCTATCTAAAGTGATTAATTTAAATAAATTGGAACATAATTTTCTAATTTAACTTCTAATTCTGCGGCGGTCTTCAACAGACTATGAAATTCCTTCAAAATTACACTATCTGTTATTACTTCAGTTTTACTATCAACTGATTCCATCAGATCTTCAATAAAAATCATGGTTTCACTAAGAACTAAAACGAATTCTGCGAGATCTTCGATGACTTTTTCGTTGTAGTCACTCAGATCTCGCATTATTTCTATTATTCTGCCATAACAACACTTGGTGATGCTATAGATTTTAACAAATTGATATATTTCCACACCTTAGTATATCACTTTTTAGAAACTTTTTCAAATTTTTCGAAAAAATCTCTTTCAAATTGATCATAAGTCTTTAGTTCGTATGCTTTTTCAAACTTGCTTTTAAAATTTTGTTCTTGTTGTTTTTTATTTACATTATGAACTGATGTTGATAGACTAATTGGTGCGGCTATAAAAATAAAACCTAAAAATACTAATGTTTTGTACAAACCTTATCCTCCAAAGTAGTTACTATATGAGATTTATTTTTTTGATAGCGACTTTACTGATTTTAAATAGTTGTTCAAGTCCAACTTACAACCGAAGTTCCCCATTTTTTAAAGGAACCTTTTTAAAAGTCGAAAAAATAATTGAAATTACAGCTTGTAACCCAAAAGATCCAAAACATTGTATAACAAAGAAGTATGGATCGTCTGCTTCATCATTTATTGTCGCTCATAAAGAAAAATATTCTTATCTTTTGACCTCTGGGCATGTTTGCGAGATCAATTTTGGTAGATTAACACAGCTTCCAGGCTTTAGAGCAGATATTCAGTTCTATGGAATCACTCTTAAAAACAAAAAACATAATTTTGAAATTGTTTCGCTTGATAAGGAAAGCGATTTATGTCTTTTACGGACTACAAGAGTTGATCTACCAGCTTATCGCATATCAAACAACCCTCCAAAGCTCGGTGATCCAGCATATAACATAGCATCACCAATTGGTATCTTTGGTGAAGACATGGTACCACTTTTTGCTGGGATTTATAGCGGAGATGCTTACGGAAGATCTATATTCAGTATTCCAGCCATTGGTGGGTCGTCAGGATCGCCAGTTTTAAATAAAAGAGGTGAAGTAATTGGTGTTATTAGCGCGACAACAACAGATTTTAAACATTTAGTGGTTTGCTCTCCACTTAAGGCAATCAAGGAGATAATTAACAATGGATTACAGTGAAATGAAAAATAAAATTCTAGAATTAGAGAAAGAAAACAAAAGACTTGAAGACGAAAATGCTTCTTTATGGTTTCTACTCGATGAATTTGAAAAATCTAACATTTCTAATCCAGAATACCGTCAAATGTTTGCTGAGGTTTATGATAAGCTCAGATTCCAGTCACTGATGACCGTAGCGACCGATGGAGAAGCCTAGTGTTGATTGTTGAAATTAAATCCGCCAGAACAAGGCAATTTTCTTCTATTGTAGTCTGCCTTGATAATGGAAAAGTTTTACTTTTAAAAAGAAAAGACAGTGTACCTTATGGTGGATTGTGGGGATTTCCAGGTGGAGGAGCAGAAAAAGGCGAAACACCTGAAGAGGCAGCTATTAGAGAGACTGCTGAGGAAACTGGCATCAAAGTTCTACCTGAAGATCTAGTTTTCTTACAGAAAGTCGTCTCGCCAGACAAAAGAGAAGTACATGTCTTTGCCTGTAACAATTTTGAAGGCAATGTTGATGCCCAGAAGGTCTATAAAGAGCATGATGGCTACGAATGGGTGGCTATGGACGAGTTATCAGACTACGATAAGCCAGATAATTCAGATCATTTAATCAAAAAGGCTCTTTCAATGCTCTAGAGCTATTTACTTTATGGACGAAATCTTAGAACTTTGGGCTCAATTTCTAGAAGAAGCTAAAGATCCAAAAGTAGGAACAGGTAAAAAGCCAAAAGGCTCAGGTCGTCGTCTTTACACAGATGAAGATCCAACCGACACAGTTTCAGTAAAATTTCGTACAGCAGCGGACATTAGAAAGACTTTATCTAAAAAAAGTTTTAAATCTAAGTCACACAAGAGACAATCACAGATAATTAATTTAATACACCAAAGGGTCAGAGCAGCATACAACAATGCTAAAAACCCAGACACTAAAAAGAGACTCAAGACGGCTTTTGAGTATGCTAAAAAGCGAAAGGAAGCTTCAAAGAAAAAGACCGAGAGGTTAAGGAAAAAGAAATGAAAATCACAAAAGCAGAACTTAGAAAAATAATTGAAGAGCAGTGTGCTGCTATGCTACCACCGCCAACTCAGCCTCGTCAAATGAAGCGAGTTAACATGGATACTATGATGCCAGAGCCAGTCGGCGGCGATCAAGCTCCAGCTAGACAGCTTGACCATCCTGATGATGAAGGTAGAATGGCCAAGTCACAGCTTTATAGAGCGGGCAAGTATGCTCAAGAGATCATGGATAACATTGGAGACGATGACGAGCTAGAAGCTTGGGTTCAATCCAAGATCACAAAAGCAGCCGACTATCTCGGAGCAGTTAAACACTATTTAGAGTATGAATATAGAACAGGCGGTCAAGAAAAAGACATCGCCGCAATTTATGTGGTAGACGAATGAAAATAACTGAGTCAAAAGTAAAAGAGATTATCCGCGAGGAGCTACTAAATGAATTCACCACAACGGGAATTGATGTTCCTCGTATTGTCTCTTTACGAAGACCAACAAAGAAAAGATCCAAAGCAAAAGACCCAATGAAAAGGATTGAAGCTGATCTTCACACCACTCAAAACTCCGTTGATAGACTAGAAGAGTTTGTTCGTGAGATTTACAACATGCTAATTAAGATAGTAAGGAAGAACAGGTAATGTGGGATAAGAAAGGTGAAAATCTAACATTTAAATGGTTCAGGATGCTATCAGAACAGAGCCAAGACAAGCTAGCCATCATTGTTGGTGATAGTCAGACCGCTTACAGTGGCAGAGCCCTAGAAAACATTCTAAAAGGAAACGGTTACGAAGTTATTAGAAACTTCAAAACTGGTGAGAACACAAATAAAACAATCCAAAGACTTTCAACGATTAGCCCAGATAGACCAGTTAGTTTAGTTGCTGTTTTTACAGGCGGCAACAATCCAAACGCAGCTTTTTCTGAAACTGCAACAGCAAATTTAATTGAATTGATTAGAAGAAAGTTCGGTGAAGGTGTAGAGATTGTAATCGGTGCTGCCCCTCCAGCAAGAACTGGTGATCCTGCCATGGTGAAAAGAGTCTTTGGTAGAGATTCCCACTCTGAATCCCTCAAAGCTAGAAGAAGAGAAATGGCTGATGCTATTATAACAACTGCAAATAGCATGGGCGTAAAAGCTGTCAACCCACACACTGCTGGATTTTTAGATGATGACATCAACACTGGTGATGGAATTCATTTAAAGGGCTCTGACGCTCAAAACTTTGCTGAAGCCATAGCCTCTCAAATAACTGGCAGGGCAAACACTCAAGCTCCTATTTCTGCCGTCATTAAAGATTTTTCAGGTAAAAGACTTGCTACAAGCAAATTAAGAGGACTAGATTTAGTTCAGTTGGCTCGCTATGCTAAGTCCAGAGCATCTGCTTGTCAAGGGATGGGCTACTTTACCATCGGCTCTAAGGGCGATGAAGTAAAAGAAATTCAAGATAGATTAGCTGATCTGGGCTTGAACCCACCGACCAAAGACGAGGAAGCTTACGGAACATTTGATTTAAGAACCCTTTACAACATTATAGCCTTCCAAAAAATGTCTAAAATCAGAACTGATGGTTGTGTTGGACCAGAAACAATGGGTGCTCTTGGAGCAGATCAAACTCAAAAAGACATAAGTACTGGTGGTCCAGTAACACCTGTTAATCAAGAAGAGGTCGCCAAGCTAAGCAAGCAAGATGTTGCAAAAATAATTGTAAAAGTCGCTGAAGAAGAAGGATTTGATCCAGTAGCAGCTTTAACAATGGCTAGAATTGAAAGCGGTTTAAATCCATTATCTAATTTAAAAAAAGGCTCATATAAAGGATTGTATCAATTTGGTAGACAATTTAAAAAAACATGGGCTAAATATGGATTAAACTGGAAGCGCGGAGATCAATTCAATCCAGAACAATCAGCACGAGTTTTTATGAGGCTTATGAAAGATCGCCTAAAAAATCTTTTTCCAGAAATTAAAGATTTTAGAAACATTCCATCTGACAAACAATATTTTATTTATTTGTTGTGGCAACAAGGTCCCTCTGGAGCCGCAAGTGTAAAAAGAGCGGCTGATAGAGGTGGGCGATATACAAGTAGACAATATTATGAAAACTCTATAAACAACTGGTATTCAGCATATCCTTACTCTGCTGGTAAACAACTAACGGATCCAGATACTGGGAAAACAATAAGTATTGAAGGTAAAAATAGAAAACAGATGGCTAGAGAATTAAATCCTGCTCGCAAACAAAGAGGTTTAAAACCAAGAAAGATAGGCAGTATTTCTTATTTATTATCTAAACAAACTTTTAATGATCAAATTATGAGACCAAAAGACTTTTTAAATAAGTGGGAACGAACTTATGCAAGATTTAGAAAGAGAGCGATGGATGAATATGGCTCTCACATCGGGCAAAGGGCAATAAGTTAATGATTGAAATTACTGTCGGCAAAACTTTAAACCCCGAGCTTTGGGACGGCATGAAGCTAGATCCCGAAGTTCGTCGTAAGCTAATAGAGATCGCTATTCACTTTGCTGAATATCTCGATATCCCAGAGGAGTCTGTTGAAGATGTAACTTTTACAGGTAGTATGGCAAATTTTCACTACGGTCCAAAATCAGACATCGATCTTCACATTGTTTTAGACTACAAAGACATCGATGATAATGTTGACCTCGTAAAGAAGATGTTACGAGCCAAGAAAGCCCTCTACAATGACCGTCACGACATTAAAATCAAAGATAGGGAGGTAGAGTTGTATCCACAAGATGCAAGCGAACCACACTATTCTACAGCGGTTTACAGTGTTAAAAATGGCGAGTGGATTACTAAACCAACTCCAACTCAAGTTGATGTAGATAAAAGCTTAATTCGTAGAAAAGCCGAGGAGTTGATTGATAAAGCCAAGCTTATCATAAACACAGAAGATCTCTACGACAAAGTTGAAAGACTTGAAAAATTCAAAGACAAGATTATGAACATGAGAAAGGCTGGTTTAGAGAAGGGCGGTGAGTTCTCAACTGAGAATTTAGTTTTCAAAGAGTTGAGAAACAACGGCTTTTTAGAAGCCCTGCTAAATGAAATTAATGATTCAATTGATCGATCACTATCCTTAGATGAAATGGAAAAGTACCAAAGACAATCAATTAAAATTAATAAAATTAATGTTCCAATTCTGTTAGGATTAAAAGGCGGGGGTAAATCATTTATGCCTCGCAAAAAGAATAAAAAGATGAAACCCTACATCCATCAACCAAAGCCAAACTACCTTTCAGCACCACCCGGCGCTCCCGGTGGTTTAGAAGAGAGCGAGACTATTTATGAAAAGTGGTCTGCTTCAGAAAGAAGAAAAAGGGCTAAAAAGTGTGCCAACCCAAAAGGCTTCACCATGGAGCGGTTTTGTAAGAACCTAAAAACAAGATCTAAGAAAGGTCAAAAGAAAAACACCGGAGAAAGATAAATGGCTATTATTGTAGAAGTTAAAAAGTCAAAAAACAAATGTGTTGGTTGCGCAAAAGAAGCAACTTTGCAAGAGTTGCAAGAAGGCTTCTTGGGAGATTTTGGCTCTGGGCTTATGAACATGTTCACGGGCAAAGGCGACGGCTTTACCAAAGCTATCGCGACAAGCATCCAGACAGCCCTTGTTGATGCTATTTTAGAAGAGGTTTTTGATGTTGCAAAAGATCCTGATGTAAAAGAAACCATGCTTTATAAAGCAAGTGTTAGAGGCTTAGGCAACATTGATTTAAAAGATATTAAACTAGTTTTCTCTGATAAAAGCAGATTTTGTGATTTAGTAGCTACTAATTTAATAAAATCTTTAATAGAAGTTGTAACTGAAGAAATTAGTGAAGAAATTTCCTATGCTATTGGCAATAAAGCTAAAGAAGTTAGCGGTGAAGGTATTGGTGCAGTTCTTGGTGGATTAACTGATTTAGGACTAAAAAGTGGCGTCTTTTTAAGTCGTGTAGCATTAGAAGATTTAAAAGACGACGGCGCTTTTCAACAATTATCAACTGCTATTTGCAAAATTAGCTTTACAGATACCTTGAAAAAAATCCCCGGTATTAGTAGTTTTATGTCTGAAGAATAAACTATTTACTTCATGATTAGAATAAATGATAAGTCCAGAGATGGGATTTATAGTTCCAACATGGAACTTATCGATAATTTTACGGATTACTCATCTAAAAATTTAGACTTTGACAAGCCAGTTGAAATTGACTTTTTAGATGATGAAGAAAACGCTAAAAATCCTTTAGGATCAACAGCCCACTACAATCCCGATGAGATGAAAATTACCATCTATGTAACGGGAAGACATCTTAAAGACATTCTAAGATCTATTTCACATGAGCTAATTCACCATGTTCAAAATTGTCGTGGCGATTTAGATCACGGCGCAAACAAATTAGGCTACGCTCAAGACGACAAGCACATGCGAGGAATGGAGCATGAAGCTTACACAATGGGCAATATAATGAACTTTAGGGACTTTGAAGATAATTATAAAAAACCAGGAGCAAATAGAATGTCTGAAAATAAAATTAATAAGTTAAGAACTGTGGTTAAAAAACTTATCAATGAAGAGATTAATCTTTTACAAGAACAATCTGAAAGAGAGTTGGTGAACCAGATAGCTCAAAAGGTTAAAAATTTAACAACTTTGAAAGATGCGCCTAGACAAACGGACATGGCAGATAAAAATGCTCTTGAAATTAGTCAATTGTTACCCAGAATTGAAGCAGGACCCGGCTTTACGCAAGCAATTGGAGCGGTTAATGTTCAGGCAGGAACACCACTTATGGCTGCGGTAATGCTGTCAGCAGCTAGCCAAAACCTGAAAAATCTAATTAACAGAATTGTTAATAACCGCATGAAAACGCCAAAAGCAGAACCAACTCCAGCACCAACACCATCTCCAACTCCAGCACCAACACCATCTCCAACTCCAGCAGGTAAAGGCAAACGTAGAAGCAAACGATGTTCAAGAAAAATTACCACTCAAATTCAAAAGAAACTAAATGAACTTGGTTACAAGCTTAAGCCAACTAGAAGAGCACCTGATGGTGTTGATGGAATTTTTGGAAGGGACACCTACAATAATCTTGTCAAAGCGCTTGGTAAAAAAGTTGTAGGTAGGAATAGATTTGTAGCGCGAGACAGTAGAAACTGTAGAAAGCTACTTGGTTTGTTACAAAAAGCAAAATCAGCGCCAGCACCAACTCCAATACCAGGACCAAGCCCATCAGGACCAACTCCCGATAGAGGGCTTGGACGCCAGCCGGGAATGCCAATTGGTGGAATTGTAGATAAGGCTATAGCTCCAATTGTTGACGGTTACAACGAAAAAATAATGAATAAAATTTTAGAATTAAAAAAAGAAAAAAAATTAACTCCTGAAAATGAAAAAAATATTAGAACATTAAACATCACGCTAAGGGGATTAAGGACCCAACTAAGATCTTTAATTATGAAAACAATGAAATTAGAGAGAAGCAATTTATTAACTGATGATGGTAAAGAATACTCTCAAAATAAAGTTACTGCTAGAGCAAAAGAGTTGGCAAATAAATACTTTAGTCCACTTATGGATGCACCAAACAAACTAGGGGATGCAAATTACGTTGCCCAACTAGATCAACGTTTGCGCAACATAGAAAAAACAACACTTCGTGAAAGTGTTAAATTTGATTTAAAATCTTTTACCGAAGAGCTAAATGATTACAAAAGTGAAAAACAAGATCAGTCATTTAAGAAATTAGTTAAAACATTTAAGAAGTGATATTATGAACAAACTTCAAGAACAAAGGCTAAAACGATTAAACTCTCTTCTCATGGAGCAGGATGTACCTCCTAGCATAAGAAGAGCTAGGAACCGTAGAGCCGATAGGGGCGAATCTAAACCTGCCCCAGCAGCAGCAAAAGAAGATGATGACGGTTTTCTTAGCGGAGCCACCAATACAATTGTAAGTCTCTATGGGATGAAGCAAGCAAGAAACATTTTAATGGCTGTTATAAAAAAGGCTGGTCCTGAAGGGGCTGAGTTAGCAAAAGCTTTAGAGGGAGGAACCAAGGCTAGCCGATCGGCAAGAGTTTTATCATTTTTTCGTAACTTAGGTCCAAGAGGGATTGCCTTAAGTAAAAGAATAGCTCAGGAAACAGTCATGACTCTAGCTCGCCGTGGACCCGGTAGAGCAGTATTGACCAGAATTATGTCAAATCCAAGCATAGCTAGATTTATTGCAACAAGATTAGGAATAAGTCTACTCCCTTCGGGAGCGCCAATTGGATCAGCTACCGCTGCTTTGGCTACTACCGGTGGACAAACGGCTGTTGGCGCTGCTGGAGCATCTTCGGTAGCAGGATATATTCTATTGGGAGCAGGAGCAGGCGCAGCAATTGGTTATGGTCTTAATTCAATATTCGGCGCAAGTGATATTGAAGGTGAAACTAAAGAAAGAATTGATAAAGCCAATGAAGACATCAACTATGCAATAGCTGAATTGGATGTATATTGTAGTGGTAAAGGCTCCCTTTGTGGTGATGAGGTAATTTGTAATGGCAAAGGGGGAGGCTACATTTATGATATAGCTGGGGAACTTCCATGGTATTTATCTTTAGGTCGAGGTGCTGGTAGGGAAAAGTTTGGACTAGTTCCCGGTCTTAGAAAATTTAAACAGTCTCCAGACGGCGCTTGGAAAGGAATAGACGGTGTGATGTTAATTGCGCTAGGCGCTGCTCTAGCCAGGGATGACCTTAAGAATGATAGAATTGAACTTCCACCGCCAAACGAAAAAGATAAATCAAAAAGAGCAAAGTTTAAAGCAGATGCCCTTTCTAAGAAATATGAAAAATGCATTGTTGGTACGTTGACGAAATCAAATATAATGTTAAATGCTGCTAAAAAAATGAATGTTGGTCCAGCATATGAATCATTACAATTAGTTTATGGTTTGAAAGCGCTGCCTCAAAAATTACCCGATCCAGAGAAGAAGGAAAAGAAGCCCGGTCCAACTCCAGCAGGTCCTGCAAAATGTGATCAAATGCCAATAACAAAAGGCTGCACAGGTGGTGCAGTTTCAAACGCGATTCACATTGCTACATACGGAACAAAAGGTGGAACAGACGCATTAGCCAAAGATGAAAAATTTATCGCAAAATTAAAAGAAAAACAAACACTTGATGATGAAACAATAAAGTATCTTTCTAGTATACTTCCACAAGATATTGTAAAAAAATGGATTTCTCAAAATTATACAATCGAATCAGGAAGTGATTTAGCCCGTTGGTTTGATGAGATTGCAACAAAATACAATTTAATGGCAGAAGGTAAAACAAACGTTCTTAATGAAAACATTGACTTTTATGCTAGAATAAGAAGAAATAAGTATTCAAAAATTCAAACAAAATTAATGGAAAGAATTAAATGAAGATTGACATAAAAACATTAAAGTTGTTGATTAAAGAGGTGATTCAAGAGCAAGTCCGGTCTTTAAATGAAGGTGGTAATGTTTTTAAAGCTCCCGAAGGCGGGGCTGCGACGATTCGGATTAAGCGCGAAGATGTTGACCCCACCCTTGAGTGGCTAGAAGGCATTTTGGGAATCGATCTTGTTGACTTTAAGTTAGGCACAACTGGCAAGAAAGAAACTTCTGGTGATTTGGACATCGCCATTGATAAAAATAAAGTTACAAAAGAAGAGTTGGTTGAAAAATTAAAACTATGGTTAGAAAAGAACCACCCAGAACTCGATTTAGCAAACTCAAGCGCAAAAGATGCAAAGCAAAAGTTACGCCAGTGGATTGCGAAGACTGGATCGTCAGTACACTTTAAGACTCCAATTCGCGGCGATGAAGCAAATGGCTTTGCTCAAACAGACTTGATGTTCGGCAATCCAGATTTTATGCTTTGGGCACTCAAGGGTGAGCCAGAGGGGCAATACAAGGGGCGTGACAGGCAGCTTCTCATTAATGCCATCGCAACCCAACGAGGATTGGCGTGGAGCCCTTTTTTCGGATTAAAGGATAGAGAGACGGGGGAAAGAGTAAACGACCCACAGGAGGTCGTAGACAAGGTTTTAGGGCCAGGGTACAAACCTGAAGATTTTGACAGCATTCACACAATTTTTAAAATTATTTCCGATAAAGAAAAATACCCTGATGATGTTTATGACGCAATCCGCGAAAAGGCAGATTTTGAGTTCCCGCACCGCGATGAAACTTTGAGTGAAGCAAAAAAAATCGAGCCTCGCATCCAACACGCAGAAGACCTTATCTTCTTCGAAGGTAGTAAAGGCGCATTACGAGCATTAAACGCACTTGAGAGAATGAATGACCCCGAAAGGCGGCCAGAAACTTCATTAAAGTGGGATGGCTCGCCAGCAGTTATTTTTGGTCGTGATGCAGATGGCAAATTCATTTTTACTGATAAAAGTGGGTTTGGCGTTAAGTCTTACAAAGGCAAGGTCGAGTCAGAACAGGAAATGGAAGGCATGTATCGCGCTCGTGCTGCGCGGGCAGCCAAAAAGTTGGGGATGACTCCAGAGGAAGTATTTGAAAAGAGATATTCACAGATTACCCCCATGATGCAAAAGGCATTTAGGCTGGCAGAGAAGTCGGTTGACCCTGACCACAGGGGATACTTCTTTGGGGAGGTTCTTTATTTTGATAGGCCCGAAATTGAAGATGGCAAATACACTTTCAAGCCAAACATGGTTAAGTATAAAGTCGATACTGATTCGGAAATAGGTAAAAAGATTGCGGATTCGGATGTTGGCATTGTCTTACACCTAAAGAAGGATGTCGAAACCCTTGAGAATCGGCCATTAGATTTTGAAGGTATGACCCCAAACCCAGACATTCTTTTTTTCGGAAAGACATTTATCGAGAAGCCAGTCGGGGTTGATGATGCAGAGGTTGCTCAAGTCAAGCAGATGGTCTCTACAAACTCTCAAGCAATTGATGAATTTTTCAACTCTGACAAACTACGCAAGTTAGCCATTTCCGATTTGCCAAACCTATTTTATGCCTACTTGAATGGCAAAGTTGATACCGGCTTAGAAAACTTAGGTAGTGATTTTGTTGAATGGTTAAATAGTAAAGATAAAATCTCTTCACAAAAGAAAGAAAAAGTAACAAGTTACATTACAGACAATAAAGCAACCTTTGATACTATTTGGGACATTGTTTCAAAAACCATGGAGATTAAAGACGACATTATTGCAAAAATTGATACTGAAGGTGGCCTACCATTTAGTCAGTCTCTTGGGGATGAAGAGGTTGGAGAAGGATACGTTCTCTCTGACGAGGGGAATCTAATCAAGTTAGTTGATCGCTCCAAATTTACAAAAGCAAATCGGTCAGTGGTTAGAGAGCAAGTAGACATTGATGATGAGTTGCTGGACCTTCAAGATTCACAAACTCACGTCTTTATTCCAGGGGGCTTTAAGCCGCCACACAAGGGACACCTTTCATTGCTACTTCAAGCGGCAAAAGAATACCCAAATGCTGTTATTCACATTACAAGCGGTCCAACAAAAAGAGCTGCCGGTGATTTAGAAATTAGTGCCGAACAAGCAAAACAAGTTTGGGAAAAGTACATTGAAAAGTACGGAATTAGCAACGAAGTAGAACTTGACTATTTTGACCGTTTTGAGACAAATAGAAAAAAGAAAGATGGTTCTACAATAAGTTCAACAAGTCCATTTTTAAGAATTGGTCTTAGAATGGAAAATGAGCTAGATCCAAACTCAAGAATTGTGGCAGTGTCGTCAGAAGACACACACATTAATTTTATTAAAAATGCTGTAAACTATCTAAATGATAAAAAAGGTAAAAATCTTACTTTTGAGCCCTTAAAAGCAGAGAAGATTGAAGTTGAGCCTGGAGTTAAATTTTCAGCCACTGAAATGAGAAGAGCGATAAGTGAAGATAATTTTGAAACCTTTGAAGCCTTTATGCCTGAAGAGTTTTCAAGTGATGAAGCAAAAAGTATTTTTAAATTGCTTGGTGGGAACTTAAAAGAAATAAACGAATCTGTTATGTTTATAATGGAGACTATTGATAAAGCATTAGATGTAGTTTTACTTACTGAGAAAGTTAGAAAGACTAGAGGTAAGAAAGAATACTGTGTTGTTTCTAAAAATAAGAAAACTAAAGAAGGTAAGCTTAGAACCTATGGTTGTTATAAAAGTAGAAAAGCAGCTAACAAAAGATTAGGTCAGGTAGAAGGATTTAAAGCAAGAGCTATGGCTGAGGGCGAAGAGATTGAAGAGTACCAGATTGTAGAAATGTCCTCGATGGCAGGCGGCAATGTGCAAGGATACGCTGGTGGAAATAAAAACAAGTTTTCTCTAATTCGAGAGGAAGACTAAGTAGGGGCTATTTATACTATGGAAAAACTACAAGAACAAAAACTAAGAGCTTTTATTAGAGCAGGCATTATTAAAAAGAAGAAAGAAAGATTGGAAGAACAATTTAAGCAAGCCTTAAATAAAAACAAGCTTAGATCTATTATTAAGAACATTCTACTAACAGAAGCAACAGATGTCAACACCGATACCCCTAATAGATCCACAGGCATCAACGTATTGGCTACTACTCTCAAGCTAGTAGTCCCAATTATCAAGCAAGGCTATGAGCAATTAACTTCTAGTCCTGAGCAGAAAAAGTCTTTTAGAGCCCATGTTATTCAGAATGCTATTAATACTTTAGTTAGAGTCGATCTTACCACTGGTTCAAATGAAGAAAGAAGAATGGGTGATCAAGAAAGAGAAGAAGTTGTAATGCCTGACAATCCAGAAGTAGCTGCTGACGAGGTAGAAGTAGAAGAGCCAGTTGAACAGCCTTTAGCTGAAGATGTCGTCGTTGAGCAAGAGGAAGAAGACATTGAAGTTGAAGTCGGTGGTGATGAAGATAAGTTTATTGACATTGAAGAACCAGAGCCAGAAGAGCCTGCACCAGAAGGAGCCGATGATGTAGCAAAGGCTGTTAGTGGTGAGAAAGAGTTCGTTCAGCTTCCCGGTTTGGATGACACTGGCATGGAGATGGCTCAAAGAACTTTTCCCAAGGTCCAAAAACAAATTGCTGATGGCTATGCCATGCTTTCACTGAAGAGGGATAAAGAGGACTATGCCGACTTCTTAGTGGCCAACCTCAAGATGTACTTTGACCAGTTCGATCAGGAAGAGAATGTGAATTTAGAAGAGCCCACTTCCCCAGAGTACGAGAAGGTTAAGGCAAACACGGCCCGCTTTTCTGCGGGCGAGCAGGGTGCCACTCTAGAAGAAGGTATCAGTGTTCTCAAGGTTCTAAGAAAGCTAGCTCCAAACCATGAGTATTTTAAAAAGCCTTAGAGAGCAGAAAAGAATTAGCAAAGATGTTGAAGCTCTAATTGCCAATCTTACTGTCGAAGAACTAGTCCATTTAAAACTAGAGATAGGAGCTAAAGCCCTGAACGGTGAGCCTTATGGTTTTAAAATGTGGATGGTTCTACCAGACATGATTAAAACAAGTCTAATTGACTTCACAAAACAACATTTTAACACTAACAGTTCAGCCAGCAGATTCCTTGGCGTAGACATAAAGACATGGGGTTTTTTGAAAAAAAGGTCTAGTTATAAGGAGTAGGAATTATAGATGGCAACAGCAGCATTAGATGCATATTATCTTTATAGAAAAACAACTGATACCGGTAGAGTAGCATTATCTAGTCCAACCACGGCAGCGATTATTGGATCTGATGATGAAGGTCGGACTGGGTTAATAAGTATTGGTTTTACTTTTAATTTTAATAATACAGACTACACTTCATTCGATGCCACTAGTAATGGAATGATCGGTCTAGGTGTTGCTACAAATCCAGATTTTGGTAATAACTTAATTGATGCTGACACTAGAGTTCTTTTATGTCCCTGGTGGGACGATCTTAGCTTAACTGGCAATAAGATCCGCTATGAATTACAAGGAACATCGCCAAATAGAAGCTTCGTTATTGATTACGAATGTAATGCATTTTATAATGATGCTACACCAAACTTAAAATTTCAAATCATTCTTTTTGAAACCACAAATAGAATTGAATTTAGATATGATGAAATTACTAACGATATTGCTAATTCTAATGCATCTGTTGGTGTTAAAGGCGATACTAGTTCTACTCAAAATGGAAATTTTAGAGACTTTATTGGAACAAGTGGTGTTGCTGAGAGCAATGCTAACGGTGGTTGGAGTATAGTAGAGACTGGAATTCCAAACAATAACTTAGATACTGATAAAGGGACAAACTTTCCTGGTGATTCAACCAATAGTACGGGACTTGGGCAATATTATTTCCTATTCTCACCTGATGAAGAAAGTAGTGGGGGTGATAGTGCTTTTCCAAACACTCAATCGCCACCAACTGGTGTAAGAATATCTGCGGACTTTACAGACAATCAAATGTCTCAGTTGGTTACTCAGTATGATAGAGGGGCTAATCAAGAAGCCTATGTTCCCTTTAGACTTTCTGTTCGTGGACCATCTAACTTAAGACTAAGACCAAGTAACAAGGTTTACAAAATCACTAAAGACTGATACAATCTTCTTATGAAGATTTCAGAGCTGGTAGTAGGTGAGTTTTACATTATAAAGCCAACTACTAAAAAGGAAGTAATAGTAGATGGGAGTAGTTTACAACTAGCTTCTGTTTCTCGTAGACAAGAAAAAAATAAAATTTATAAGGAATCTCTTTATGTTTATTTAGGGCAAACAATAGAGAAAGTAGAGAAAAGAGTTGACAGCAAGACAAGAAATGTGTATACTTATAAACCACACATCATGCAGTGTGTAAAAACTGGTGAACTGTTTAAAATAAGCGGTTATTATGTTCAGACATACTTCGTTAAGCCAAAGAAATAGGAGGTGCTATGGAGGCGAATGCATTATTTGGACGACCTTGGAAGATAGTAGGTCGATTCAACACTTTTGAGGAAGCGGATAATAAGAGAAATCAACTCTCCTCAGAAGAAAATTTACAAGTAAAGGTTAAGAGACAAGTTAAGGGCTTTGTAGTAAAAACTAGGTCCACGGTGGTCGAGTCGCGACCAGAGGAAAAGAAGCCCCGTAAAAAGCGGAAGGAGAAGGCAAATGATAGCTGATGTAGTTGTCGGCCTTCAGTATGGTGACGAGGGCAAGGGAAAAGTCACTCACCATCTTTGTAAAACGGGAGATTATACACATGTCTTACGGTTCAATGGCGGTTGCAATGCTGGGCACACTATTTTTCATGAAGGTAGGAAGTTTATTACTCACCACATTCCAGCGGGCGTTTTCTTTGGGATTAAAAGTATTATTGGGAACGGTTGTGTTCTTGACCCTGCTCAGTTTTTCCGAGAGTTGGATGAGCTTGAGGCAGGTGGAATCAATACTAAGGGACTTATTTATGTGGCTAAAAACTGTCATGTAATCACGGATGACCACAAGAAAGAAGACGGCAAGGACAAGAAGATTGGCACCACAAAGCGTGGCAATGGCCCTGCCTACAGAGACAAGTATTCCCGTTCGGGAAAGCTCGCTAAAGACTTTCAAGAGCTTAAGCCCTACCTAATTGACCTACATGATGAGTTCTGGAATCACGGTGAGGTAAAAATCCTCTGTGAGGGCGCTCAAGGCTTTGGGTTGGACATAGATTGGGGAGACTACCCTTTTGTGACTTCAAGCCACTGTCTGACATCCTCAGTGCTTCTAAACGCAATCCCACACTATGCGATTCGTGATGTGTGGGGAGTAGCAAAGGCATACGAGACTTATGTTGGCGCTAAGAAGTTCCAGCCGCCACACAACAAGGTGTTCCAGCACATTCAGGAGGCGGGACAGGAGTTTGGAGCAACAACTGGTAGAGTGCGACAGTGTAATTGGATTGACTTGCCTTTCTTGAAAAGGTCAGTCCAGTTAAACGCAGTAAATAAAATTGTTTTTAATAAGATTGACATTTTACGGCAAGTGGACCATTGGAGCTTGAAGAACAATGATGGTAAGTCAGATTACTATGAATACTACTCTACCGAAGAGGATTTTACAGGGAGAATTGAGGAATTCTTATCTGATGCAGTGAAAGATTTACAATTTTATTTTTCAGATAACCCTCACAAAATTTAGGAGAACAAAATGAAAGAAAGAAGATTCTACAAGTTCCACTTTAAGAACGAAAAGGTCAGCAATCATTATAGCTGCGATGTCGATCTTGATACATACACAGATGCAATGAAGTTTGCATACGACAAGTTAGATGAGCTTAACAGCAAGCAAGCTGGCTACCGGATTATTGGAGTGTATGAAATACTTTATCCACTAAACGGTGGCAACATTCAGGAACAAATAAACTAATTATAAAAAGGAAACAAAATGACAAGGTATTACTGGTGTGATGATAAAACCAAAGAGAAAATTGAAGAAGAATCTCACGATGATGGTGGAATTGCACCAATTATTCTAATGGGTGGCCCTGATGGACCACCTCCAGCCATGGATTGTATTGATGTCACGGACAATACAATTATGTTTTATGGCGAGGTTAGTGAGAAGAACGCCAAACTGCTAAACAAGGCAATTAGAGCTATAGACAAGGACTTACAAGTTTTTAAAGTTAGATACGAGTCAGAGCCGCCCCCAATTAAGTTGCACATCAGCTCTTATGGCGGTTCTGTTTTCGCAGGCTTCTCAACTGTAGATGTAATTTTAAACTGTAAGACACCAGTCCACACTTACATTGACGGCTCAGCCGCCTCAGCGGCAACTTTGATTAGCGTCGTCGGCGACAAGAGGTACATCTACGAGAACTCGCACATGCTTATCCACCAGCTTTCCTCTTCTATGTGGGGCAAGTTTGAGGATTTCAAGGATGAGATGGAAAACCTTGACATGCTTATGGCCAAGATAAAGAAAATTTACAAGTCAAAGACAAGTATGTCAACAAGACAGATTACAGAGATACTTAAAAGAGACAAGTGGTTTGATGCTGAAAAGTGTGTAGAGCTTGGTCTTGTCGATGAGATTGTAGAAAATGGCTAAAAAAACTTATGTTTTAGACACAAATGTTTATCTTTCTGACCCAACAGCTTTTAAAAACTTTGGAAGAAACGATGTCGTTATTCCATTAAAGGTTCTTGAAGAGATTGATAAACATAAGAAGAGACAGGACGGTGTGGGGGCTAATGCTCGCCACACCATTCGTCTTTTGGACGAG